TGGATAATAAAAACTTCCATTCTTTTGTATCTGTAATATATTTCTTACTAAATTAGTATTAGCTCCAACATCATAACCTGCCATAGCACTTATTTGATAAAGTCCTGCTTTATTAGAAGGAACAGTAAATCTATAATTAGTTGTTGCATCATATGCTGAATCTGTATCTGTAACTATTGTGTCTAACTGTACTTTTGTCCAAGTTGCATCACTTATAGATTGGTCAGCAGATAAATCAACTCTAACAACAGGTCTATTACTTATAATAGAATCATTGTTGGTTTTTATTTCACCACCAAATGTACTTGTATCATTTCCCTTGATTGAAGTCACCATTATACAACACTCCTACAGTTATCAAAGTGGTATCTATTCATCGCACTTCCTCTTCCTATTTTTCCACAATGTGGGCAAGTTTTTTGTATTCTTAATTTTTCCAAATGTTCCTCACTAAATTTTTTACCTAACCAATATTTAGTTGGTTTTGATTTTGATGATTCTGATATTTTTTCCAATGTTTCTTTACTATGCTTTTTACCATAAAAAGGATTATTAGAACCAATATGTTTTACAGACATAGTTTTTGATATTTTATTTTTATGCTCTATTGATAATTTTTTACCAATATTAGCAGCTCTTAACTTTTCTCTAGTTTTTTTAGAACATTTATATCCAGATGAACCCTCTCCACCATCTGTTAAATTAGCTAATATACCTGTATTGTTATTTATTCTTCCAAATTTATCAATACATTCTTGTTCAATAAAAAATGCTAGTTCCTCATCTACATTATCTATTAGCTTTTCTATAATTGGTTCTTGTCCATTTTTTAGTATTTTTTGTATTATGCGTATTACAATTAATTTAGATTTAATTTGTTTTTTAGCTTTATTTAAATGTCTTAAATATCTATCACCAGTTCCTTTTCCTACATAAAATGGTGTTCCATCAGGTCTTTTATATATATAAGTATAAAATCTATTTATATTACCGACCATGTCGCATTGTTTCCGATTGTAATTGTAATACCATCTGCTACAGTTACAGGACCAGCAGTCATTGCATTACGATTGTCTGCTAGTGTGTAGTTTGTATCCAGTGTGGTACTGTTTTCTACGAAACCTATGCCATTTAATGTAATACTCATTCTGCCTCCTCTGGTGTGTGTTTATTGCCATTTGCTCTATATCTTTCCCATTGTGCTAGAGCTGCTTGTCTTATTTTTTCTCTTGTTTCCATGCTGTATTTTTTACCTGTTCTTAATTTGCTTAACTTTTTTCTATGCTCGTCTGATAGCTTACGACCTTTACCATGACCTTTTTGTGGTTTAGGTGGAATGTTACCGCCACAGGTTTGATTCCAACCTATAAAGTCATGTGGTCTTAACTTTATCTCAATCATTTTACAATAATCTGCATCAGCTATTAACACTTGTTCTTTAATTAAACTATCCCAACCATACTTATTAATTACATTTTGCATATGTGTATTACAAGGTCTAGTTTTGTGACTTCTTAACCTTGTATTAAAATCATTAGATATACCTACATAACCTTGTGTTGTTATATCTGTATGGTCTTTATGTCTTATCCAATACACACAATTCATATTAAGCGTCTGCCTCTTCAGGAACTCCTCCGTCTGCTAGCCATTCTAGGTATTCTTGGTAGCTAGTATTAGCTGGGTCTAATGGAATATATATCACTTTTCCATCTTCTTTAGTATGTTTAATAGATGCAACTTCTCCATCTATACCATTAAATTTTTTATATTTTATTGTCATTTATAATTCCGCACTAAATTCAACATATGCTCCTGCAGCAATAAAAGTCATCCAACACGCCTGTCCTGCTGTGCCGCCTGATACGCTATTATTTCTAATATAACAATTTACTCGTGATGCAGCACCGATACCGCCAATAGTATCTTCATCACTAAAATTTCCTCCGCCATGAAATCTATATCCTGCTGATACAGTTGGCGAACTCATGTCTGGGGCTGTTCTCATTTCTACAGGAAACCAATATGTCCCATAAACATCTGTAGGATTCCACCAAAAGCCATTTATTCCTGCTGCTTGACTTGATGCTCCATTTAAACCATGCCCTTCTTTTATATAATACCTCTTACACCTCTGCAACTCCATATCGTATGGTCTGTGTTCAAATGGTGTAGCTTCGCCATCAGAAATTTCCAATTGGCAACCTGTGATGTTAATGTAGTTAGCTGTAGAGTCTGCTAGGTTGACTGTAAGTCCAGCAGCACGATTAGCATTTACAGATGAAGCCCATGATGTATTTAATGTTCCTGATGTAAAAGTAGTTCCAGATGCAAACCAAAAATTACAAGCGATACTTCTATTATTATCATTATCTAAAGCATCTGCTGTATCACCATCAATGGTTATTATTTTCTTTTCCCATGTATCTGCTGTGTCTATAGTGTATGTTTTTGATACTTGTTTATTACCATTGTCATTAGAATATAACTCTAATATATATGTACCTGTTTTGTTAGATTTAACCCAAAAAGATAATGTTAGTTTTTCTGCACTAGAAGTTCCATATTTTAAATGTTGAAGCATTTGTCCTTCTAGTCTTTGTTCAAATATTAACACATCTCCAGCAGATAAACTTGCATCGGCAGTAGTACAGTCTAATTTAACGCTATTGCTAAACCCTTGCCCACTAGGAACATCTGTATCCTGACTCATTGTCCAAGTTCCAGCAGAGCCAATGGAAAATTTCCATCTATCAACAGTTCTGTAATCAGAAGTAGTAAGTCCACTAGCACTCGTTCCCCTCTGTGCTATCCTCATATCACCATTGATGATAAGGTTACGCACACCAAGAGAGTTCTGTGTTGCTAGTGTGCTAGATGTAGCAGGGAGTTCTAATGTCGTTGTTCCAGCAACTGATGGTGCTGATATGGTAACTTCACCTGACACATCACCCTTAAGTTTTATACTCGCCATCTATGCGTTCTCCAATGCTTGTATTCTTGTTTCTAAATCTTCTATCTTGGTAATAGCTTCTTGTAGTGCTGCTGTTAATAATGGTACAAGTTTAGCTTGGTCTATGCCTTGATAGACTGGATTGCCATCATCGTCTACTTCATTATGTGTTCCACTAATTGCTTCAGGCACAACTGATTGAACTTCGTGTGCAAAGAAACCATCAACTGTTTCATCAGGTTCTGCAATAAAGTTAAAGCGATATGGTTTTAGTAGTTTAACTCTTGATATACCATCATTAATGTTTACATTGTTTTCTTTGAGACGATAATCTGATGATGTAAGAAACTGTGTTCCAGTGTTACTCATATTCATTCCACCAACATAAGTAGCACCATAGTAATTTAATATTACATTTGTAGAACCAGAGTTTGGTTTATGAAAAATTAATATACTTCCACCAGCCGCACCTCCTTTTTGAGTTTGTATTGCTCCTTGTGAGCTACTTGTGCCATTAAACCATGTAGTTGCTCCTACACTCATTCTTGTTGTACCATTAGATTTTAATATAACACCAGATGTGCCATTATGCTCTAAATAGTTAGATGATACTCTTGAATATCCTGTTTCAGTTCCTGATGTTTTGTATATTATTTGTGGAGTTGTATGGTCAATAACAAAGTTTCCTCCATTTACTTCTGCTTTTCCAGAAGGACTACTCGTACCAATCCCCACATTACCACTTGTATCTACTGTGACTGTATCTGTACCAGCACTCTGTAGTTTTATTTCACCAGATGTGTCTGGTGTCATCACTAATCCATTAGTTGTATCTGCATTTATTGTAACTGCCATTATATAACCTTCCAATTAGAGCCTGATGGAACTGTAACACTAACTCCACCATTAACAGTAACTGGTCCAACAGATAGAGCATGATAGTTGTTAGGCACAGTAAAGTTAGCAGAGACTGTTGTAGCGTTTACAAATATTCCATTACTTGCACCCACTTGTTCCGAATATAATGTATCCGTTGCATCTTTATGACCTGACTTTTCAGCAGGATATGTAACAAATACATTACTTGTGCCTGATAAGGTGATAGCACTACCTGCATTACTAGATTCTAGTATGGTGTCCCTAGACAGCGTTGTTCCTGACGATGTATAAGTACCAAGACCGACTTCCCAATCATTACCAGATGTAATGGCGTAATAACAAGTATTACCATCACCTATAGCAGCAAATGTTTGGAAACCTGTAACTGCACCTGCAAGCGTAACTGTACCTGTGCCTGTAGTGGTTGTTACTTCCTGTACCCTATCCTTTACAACTAACGCCATGATGTATCCTCATAGTTGGTAGCTTTCATTCTGTTTTGTTCCATAGTAATTATTTGTAAATTACATTCAACATGAAGTCCGCACACATTTTTGCCTTGCAAAGGAACAATATGGTCTACTTCGTATTGAACATTATGTTGTTTTGATAGCAGATGTGCTTTTTTATATATATCTTTTATTGCTTGTTTATCTGCCCATGATGGTGTTGCATTAAGTATGTTTGCACGCCTAATAGAACGATATAATCTTTTTTTATCAAGATTATTTTTTGACCATTCTTTAGACTGCTGTGCTGCTTTTTCTTTATTTTCTAAATAGTGTTGTCTTCTATATTTTTTACGCTCTTGTGTATATGCAGTATCTTTATTTTTTTGCCATCTTTTCTTTTCATATACACTAGTACAAGATTTACATTCAGCTTTTACGCCAAACTTTCCTGTTTTCTTTTTATAGAATTCAGATAGTGGTTTAGTTGTATCGCAATATTTGCAATGCTTCATAACCACTATTATACACTACGCTAATGTAACTGATAAGTTTCCAGTTGTAATCTTGAAGATGTCACCAGAGTCGATTGTTTTAGATGTGTCGAGTGGTGTGTGGAACAATAAGTTACCACTAGTAGATGCATCATGTATACCGATGTGTGATACTGTACCCCATGAAGCAGTCGCTGTTGGGAATGTTACATCAGCAGAGTTTGTAGATACACCATTAGATGGAGCACCAAAAGTCACTGCTGTTCTTGCGTATGAACCACCTGATACTTCTGTACCAGAATCTGCATCTGTTGGGTCACTCACATAAAGTGATACATACACTGTTGCTGGTGATGTGTAAGATGTGTTACGGAGAACTGCATTGATAAGTGCGTTCTCTAAATAATTACTAAATTCAGCCATTGTTATTTACCTCGTTGATAATGTTATTGACATAGGAGAAGATGGATATTCACTATCATCATCGCTTGCTCTTAATGATGCTAAACCTCTATCGTATAAAGATGCCCATGTTGCTAATCGTTCATCATTCATGAGATAGGGTTCTGCTTCAGCTAATGCACCATATAAAAGTAAGTCTGGGCAATTCGCTAAAAATAAGTTAGATGGGTTACTATCAGATAATAATTCTGGCTTGTGGTAGTAAACCATTCTTAATGTGTATACCGCATCTGGATAAGGTGCAAATTGAAACTCACTACCTAGTAATGTATACATGGTAGGAACACCTTTATCTGTTGTTCTGGCATTTCTAAAGAAGTTAGAAGTATTCTGGAACTGTAGGACACGCACAGGGTTAGTATCTAAATGTAGGTCTTTCATTGCAAGAAAGTCTGATGGTAGAGATACGGTGCTGTCGTTCACAATAGTGCTTGCTGTTGCGACTTTTAGCATCTGTCTGATGCGTAGGTCTCGTTTTAATCTTTCTTCTGCAAGACGGATGAAATCAGGTATCTTGGTATCTAAATCATCACGAGCAAGATAATCTGCTATCGTGCTTTTTAAATCAGAATAGTTCGTAAATGCCATTATACTCTACCTTGTCTTGTCCTAAAGAAACGGTTGTCTGGGTTGTTTAGCCATGCTCTGAATTTCTTTTGGTCTACAACATGAAATCCACGCATAATGCCTGCTTTGTTTAAATCGTCTATGACAGTTAATGGTATAGAAGCTATCTTATTGTCAAAGACATCCTCACCCCATTTGCCAGTTGTTGCGTTGTATTCTTTTTTGTTCTGTTCAATAATTTGAGATACATCTTGTGCAGTCTCAATTACTAATCCACCGTCTTCGGTGTTGTGTGCTACTTTGTCTCTAATATTATCTTTTTCTAATATCTTCGCCATAATAATCCTAAAAGGGTAAAGCCCTCCGTAGAGGGCTATTATCCGTATTACTCTGCAAGGTCAGCAATAATTGCGTGAGCCTTTTCGTTTTTAACTTCTAGTGTGTATTCAACTAAAAGCTGTGTTTTTTCGCTGTCACCAGTTTTAGCTAATTCGTTTGTAGCGAATGGGCGTAAGTAAGCAATAGATGCGTACTCTGGGTCAAGAACGAAAGCAACTTCACCGTTGTCATCAGCATCAGCAGTCATGAATCTGTTAGGAACAACAGATAATGTACCGAAGTCTGATAGGTATACATCAGCAGCACCAACAATAGTTGTAGGAGCGTTTGATGGAGCTTGGTAACGCTGTTCAGCAATACCAGCAAAACCTGAAACAACTTGTTTCTGTGTTGGAGTTACCATAAGAACTGATGGGTTACCACCTTGTTCGTATGCAGCTTTAACAGCATTTTTAAGCATTGTTTCTGTAAATGCAGCATCTGTACCAGAAACACGAGCTGTAGTACCGTCAGAACCTGCTGTACCAGCACCAACATAGTTTGTTTCTAACCATGCTTGTAAAGAACCTAATTTACGAGCTGTAGAAGCATCACCTGTAACGGCTGCTTGGTTAGATAATAAGATTTTTTCCATATCTCGTTTTAGCTCTGAAGAAGCCTTTGATAACTGATATGCTTTTTCAGATTTACGACCAGCCTTATCGATAGACTCTAAAGTACCAGCGATTTGGATAGTTTTTTGTGAGATTTGTGTTCTGTTACCAACACGAGTTGTTGGAGCAAGTGTTGCTGAAGAAGCATCAGCACCCTCAACTACAGCGTTAGCAGTAGTAGCGTCAGCTAATGAATCTGTTTGCCACTCGTGATAAACAGCAGTTGCTTTTGTTTTACCAACAGATGACATAAATGGTGTATCGGTTGGAGAGATGTTGTAAATTACATCAGTGAGGTCTTCTCTATTACCTACTGACTCATATGTTTTATATGTTGCCATTGTTCACTTCCTTAAGATATAAAGTTTTCAAAAAGAGCTGCAGCATCTCTGGCTTTACCAGTTTGCTTTAGCTTATTCATTTGTTGTTTGCGAACATCACGACTGCCTTCTTTAACCTTTGTACCTGACTTCACCATCTTCGGTGCTTTAGACACCTTTTTAGTTACATTAGGTTTAGATTTTTGTAGCTTGTCGTACATCATCGCTTTGTGTAATGTCAATACATGACGAGAGTCGTATACTTGTGATAACTCTTGATCCGTAAATCCAATACTCTTACCATAATTGCGAATCTCATTTCTGATTTGTTCGCCTTTGGCTGGGTCTGAAAACTCTGGTAGGACTTGTGAAAGTTTTTGTGCTTCCTGTTGAACAAATTTAGCCATGTTTTGCTGCTGCTCTGCTTGTTGCTGTTGTGCAAGGCGTTGCTGTTCAGCTCTAACTTGTGCTAACTGTTCTTTCTTTTCAGTCAATTCTGCGACTTTGACTGCGTATCCTATTGGGTCGTTTTCCTTCATCGCTGCTAGGTCTTCTGGACTATCTTCACCAGAGGT